GGAGCCGTCCCTGTTCTGGGAGTACTTCCCCTTCAACGCGCAGGCGATTGGTGCCGCACAGGCGATTGCGCCGGCGGGCTACTTCTCGGTGCTGCAGAACGGTCGGTTCCTGCAAGTGCGCCAGAGCCCAACCCACACCTGTGTGAGTGTTGAGGTGATTGAGCGCCCACGTCTGATCTTGATGCTGCCGTTCTTAGCGGCCAAGTTCCAGAACATGCGCTACACCATCTCGATCCACGAGCGGGATGCGCTACCAGACGAGACCTACTTTGTGAATGGTGGGTTGGTAAATACCGGTCTTCCATATTTCTATCCCAACGCGACCGGCGGGTAGGCATCGGGCGGACTTCGCGATTGAGCGCATGGCTAGGGGGTGGGTCGCTCCTACCCCTGAACGGCAGACTCTCCGACTGCTGCCATGCGCGCCCATCGGAGGCGACAAGGAGAATCGCAGATGTTATGTACTTTTACCCTGGCAAACGACGCCAAAGAGGCGCTGGTCATTCGCTCAGACGATATTCGGCGGATTCTGGACGTTAGCGGGCAATACGTTGAACCGGGCCAGGACATGAACGCGCCACTCGATCAGATTAAGAGCCTGCCACGAAGCGAACTCACGTATATGGTCGGCACCGATGTGGACTTTGCGCACGTGCTCGGCACGGCCCGCGAGAACATGGATCGCCTGCAACGCGAAGAGATTGAAGCGGTCATGCGGGTGAACGCGGTGCAGCAGCAGATGCAGATGGCGCAGGCGTCCATCCCGGCCAATCTCCGACCGCGCGGGAAGGTGCGCTGATGAATCAGGCAATGCAACAAAAACGTGTCCTCGTGCAAGTGGCAACGAAAGATGGCCATGCCGCATTCTGGGTAGACGATCTGCGCTTTATGATGGACGGCGCCGATGGGTGCGCGCGAATCTCGCTGCTCAGCATTCCCGCCGATCAGGTTTACCTCCCGATTATCTCCGCCTGGTCAACCGAGCGCGTTTTGCGGGCGATTGCTGAGGGCGTGCAATGAAGCCCTTAGTATCGGTCATCATCCCGGTCGGCCCGCGCCACACGCAGCATTGCCGGGTCGCGGCTGCGAGCGCACTGGCCCAGAGCGTCGGGCCGATTGAGGTGATTGTGTGCGCCGATGGCGAGGCCGAGATTGCGCCGATGGCCGGTGTGACCGTCCTGCCCGCGCCGGGTCGTGTGACCGGGCCAGCTGCCAGCCGCAACCGGGGCCTGGCAATTGCGCAGGGGCAGTTCACCACGTTCTTAGACGCCGATGACTACCTGCTGCCGCGCGGGTTGGAACATCTGCTCCGCGCCTACGCCACGGGCCAGTACGGCTATGTGTACGGCAACGCCTACACCTTAGAGCGCGACGGCTCGATGCAGCTGCGTGGGGCTCCTGACTACGTGCAGATCGATGTGGCCCGCTACAACCTGCATGTGATTACCACGCTGATCCCCACCCATCTCGCCAAGAGTGTCGGCGGCATGGATGAGGGCGTGGATGCCTGGGAAGACTGGGCCTATCACATCCGTTTGGCCAAGGCCGGGATCTGCGGCTTTCGCACCGACCAGCCCATTTTCGTCTATCGCGTGTACGAAGGCGACCGGATGACCCGCTTCTACGGCGGCGACCCCGAACTGATGCGCCTGGTGCGGATTCGCTACATTAACGAACAAGGAGTGATTGAGATGGCCAGTTGTTGTGGCGGCGACGCGACCAGCGCGCAGATGGCGGCAAAGGGCATCTTCAACGCGCCGGCGCCCGAGGCCGTGCCGATTGAAGGCGACAAGGTGCGCATCCAGTATCTGGGCGATGAGGGCAGTGTGCCCTTCGACTTTGGCGGCGGTGTGTTGATCCGGCTCGGCAATAGCGCCAGCCGTCGCTACGCCGATGTCACGCCCGAGATGGCCGCCTGGATTGCCGACCGTGTGCCGGTGCGGATTGTGCCGAAGATGGACCCGGCCACCCCGCCGCCCGCGCCGCTGCCGATTGTGCAGCCGACCGATGTGCTCACGCCCGACGCCGTGCAGCAGGCGATTAAGCCGAAGCGGAGTGCAGCGTAATGCGAGTGCAGGCCATCCTGCCGTGCCGGGGTCGGCCCGAGCAGACAATCCGCAATGTGCAACGCCTGCTGGCGACGGCGGGCAACGCCGATTGGAAGCTGACCTGCATTGGCACGGAGTCCGAGCGAGAGTTGCTGATCAGTTTGTCACACCTTGGCGTGCATACGCGCTGCGTGCTGGATCGGGAGCGGCTGACCTACTGGCAGGCGATGCAGTATGAGACCGACCTGAGTGAGAGCGATCTGATCTGCAATCTGGCCAATGACTTACTTCCTGGCATGCACTGGCTTGCGCGTGGCGTGGCGGCCTACCAGGAAGCCTTCCCAGAACCCGACGCCTACGGGCTGTTGGGGTTCAATGGCGATAGCCATGGCGTCGATCATAGCTGCCATTTCTTAATCGACCGCGATCTGTTGACCTATCTGGGCGGCTGGCCGGTCTGGTATGACCACAACTACGGCGATACCGAGTTGTGCGCCAGAACCAAAGCACTCGGCTTCTATGCCAAAGCGCCATGGGCCACGCTATTTCACGACCATCCCTACTTCGGCGGCCAGGACGATGCGACCTATGCCGAGGGCCGCGCTAAAGCCGACAAGGACCATCAACTGTATGAATGGAGGAGGGTGCGCAATTGGCCAGCGATCAACCCCTAACCGATCTGGAGCGCACGCTGCCTGAACATCTCGGTGGCCACTTCGGGAACGTCAACAAGGACTGGCCGACCTTGCGCTACCTGATGCAGCGCTATGGGTGTCAGAGCCTGTTGGATGTCGGGTGTGGACCAGGCGGCATGCTCGATGAGGCACGCGCCAGCGGTATGGATGCGTTGGGTGTCGATGGCGACTACACGATTGTGCGACCCGATGTGCTCATTCACGACTACGCCAGCGGGCCGCTGCGCCTGACGAGCTTTGACCTCGTGTGGTCGGTGGAGTTTGTGGAGCACATCGACGAACGCTTTGTGAACAACTTCCTGGATACGTTTGACAGCGGGCGGGTGTTGTTCCTGACGGCAGCACCGCCCGGATTTCCGGGCTGGCATCACGTCAACTGTCAGCCCGAGAGCTATTGGATTGATCGCCTGGCCCAACGCGGCTGGGTCCAGGATATTGAGGCAACCGCATGGGTGCGAACAAACGGCGGGCACGTGTTCAGCACACGCCAGGGGCTGGTGTTCACCAAATGAGGCCGGTCATCATCACCACCATCGCCACGCAGAACTATCTGCCGCGCCTGGCCGAGATTGGCACGCTGGACTATCTGGCGGCCAACAAAGGCCAGGCCAGTGTGCAGTTGGGCATGGTCGGCGCCTGCGATGACACACCCGAAGGCATCGGCTGCTACACCATCCCCAAGGGCATGTTGGATCGCGGCCTGGGCAACCCAGGGAATGGGTGCGTGCAACACGGCAACTGGCTGCCGTACCTACCGAAGGTTGCTGATGATGCGGTGATTATCTGCATCGATGGTGATGTGAAGATGCAGCGCCCGTTCTCTGACGATGAGTGGCACTGGCTACAGGGCTGGCCGCATGGGGATGTGGGCATCGGGCCGAACGAGCCGAAAGCGGGCGGCGACAACATGATCAACGAGTTGTGCCGCATTCAGCCGCTGGTCAGTGATGAAGCCATTGGGGAGCTGTTCCACACCAGTGCCGCTGACCCGATCGGCAATGCGGGCTGCGTCGTCGCCACGCGCAAGACCTGGGTGGAATTGTGGATGGCCTACCTGGCGCGCTGGCTGGACACGGCGCCGATGTTCGGCCACATCGCCGTCCAGCAATGGACGTTGAATTTGTGCATCAACGAGGGGTTCAATCGCGTGGTGTTGCCGCAAAGCTTTCACACGCACGGCCATTGGGGCTATCCGGGCGAGCCGTTCGATGGCTGGGGCCTGCGTGAGACCGCAACGTATCAGGGCGAGCCGATCCTGTTCGCTCATAAGACATGGTGAGGCTAGCGATGAGCAACATAGAAATGCGACTGAAACGCGCCATTGTCCGTCAGCGCTTGCGGGATCGCAGGGTCGATCAGGATGGGCAGCGGCAGAATATATCCGGCCTTGGTCAGGGCCTTAGCCGACTCCGGGCGCATCACAAAACACAGATCGCGCAGATCGTACCCTTGGCGGCGCGCCTCGGCAACCGCTTGATAGATACGGAATTGCAACATGTCCATTGCTAATCTCATGCCCTTCATTATAGCAGCCCTCGCAACCTACCGCCTCTCACGGCTGCTGGCCGATGAAGAGGGGCCATGGTCGCTGTTCAGTAAGTTGCGCGATCTGACGCCCGAGATGAGCAGCTGGCGGCGCGGGGTGGAATGCATCATGTGCGTCAGCGTGTGGGTTGCGTTCCCCATCGCGATCCTGCTCGGGCTGTTTGGTGTGATTGAGCCCTGGCTGACCCCGCTGCTGTGGCTGGCGCTGTCGGCTGTGACCGTGCTGATCCGCAAATGGGAGAACAAGCGATGAGCCTACCGCTCGACACCTTCCGCGAACAACTCGGGCTGCATCCGTATCACTTCTGGGGGCTCTCCGACCCGCAGTACACGCCGATCAATAGCAAGTGCAACGGGCTCGTGACCGAATATGACTGGCAGAACAGCGATGCGGCCGGGCGTGAGAGTGTGCGACAGGCGATTATCGACGCTACCAACAAACTGCACACCTATTGCGGCTTCTACCCCGAGCCGACCTATGTCGAGACCGATGCGCTGCCCTGGCCACGCTTCAATGATGTCGCACAGGTGCGCTATCTGGATCTGGATAGCACGGGGCGGCGGATTGCGATTGCGGCTCCTGATGGCTACATCCAGGCCTGTGGGATTGAGCAGCTGACCCTGCTGGGCACGCAGGGGGTCACGCTCACCACCTTCGCCACGGGCCAGCCCTACTACACGTTCACGCTGCAACAGACCGTGACCGCGGGGCAAGACCCGAATGAACTGGCCGTCTACTTCCAGGCGTCTGACCGCTTGAATAATGAGCCTGCCTCAGAGCGCTACCAGATTGCGCCGATTGAGGTGCAGATCAGTGGGACGGTTGCCACCATTACGGGGCGGGCCTGGCTGCTGGTGCCACCGGCCTCCTACCTCGGCTTTAACGGCGCGCTGCCGCTTGACCCAACGCTGACAACAACCTTCGTGACCGCGCTGGAGGTCTACGCCAAGACGACCAACGGCAATGGCACGAGTGTCGATACATGCCAGGCGACCCTGATCTATGAGACCAACGATTGTGGCGCCTGCTGGGGGCGCTGCTGCTGCGGATCGAGTGGGACAACCAGCAGCGACCCCGGCACCTCCGGCGAAGTGATTGCGCGGGCCAACATTCGTGACAGCCGGGTGGGGCTGATCACGCCAGCGGCCGCCATCTACGACCCGGATGCGGGCACCTGGTCCAGTCAGTGGTGTTGCAGCGGCGGCTACTGCGACCCGGATCGGGTCCGGCTGCGCTATCTGGCCGGGGTGCCACGCGAGGGTAATCACATGGCCAGCAAATGGCAGTCGATTGTCACCAAGCTGGCCGCGGCCGAGCTCAAGCGGCGGATCGTCGCCTGTCGGGAGGCCAATGAGCGCCTGCACGATCTGCAGCTGGACATGGCTCTCGAAAGTACGCAGACCGAGCGCTACCGACGCACAGAGGCGCAGCTGAACAATCCGTTTGGCAGTCGTCTCGGACATATTCAAGCCTGGCTGGAGGCAAAGGACACGATCCTGCGCCGTGGCCATCTCGCCTAAAGGAGCATCTTCATGCCAGTCACCCAGAGCAATGAGAACTTAACGCAGAACTTTATTCGGGCGTTTACCCAGCGCGGCGGGCCGAGCCCATCGGTGCCAGTGCTGTATGCGGGCAGCGATGAGCAGTACCTGATGGTCGGCGACATCAGCCGCCCGGATCGCGGCGGGATCAGCCCGATCAACGTGAACGACCTGCGCACGCGCGGGCTATTCCGGCGCACCGGCATTACGATTGAGGCGCCCGACATCCCATCGGCCTCGATTACATTCAAGCAGAAGTTCGGCGGCATCCCCTGGTACAAGTTTCGGCTCAATTGCCCGGTCAACATCTATGAGAGCGAAGGCCTGTGCAACGACCCGTCAGACCCGATCAACGGCTGGTCCACGCTCAACATCCTCTCGCGCGGCCTGAGCAGCGACAAGACCTACCAGGGCCGCACACCCTTCGATGGCAGTGATGAGAGCTTAGCCGAAGTGCAGTTCAGCTGGTTGGGCGACGTGTACAGCGTCGGGCCAATCACGCTGGGCGAAACCGCCTCGGTCGATGTGACCACCGAAGTGGTGGACATCGTGTACGGCAGTCTGGCGCTGTGTAGCGACTGTGGCCCGGCCAACGATGGCACCAAGTGGATCTATGCGCTGCAGCAGACCGCCGGCGGCTCGTCGGCAGCACTCGGCAAGGTGCTCTACTCAACCGACTATGGCGCGACCTGGACCGCCAGCAGCATCACCGGGTTGGGAATCGGCGTGCTGGTCACGGCCATGGATATTGTCGGTCAGTACCTGGTCGTTGTCGCCAAGAGCGAGAACGCCTACTACGTCAGCCAGATCAACCAGAGCACGGGCGCGCCGGGCACCTGGACCAAGGTGACGAGCGGCTTTGTCGCGACCAAGCTGCCCAACGATCTGTACGTGGAGAGCGCCAACCGTGTGTACTTTGTGGCTGATGGCGGCTATGTGTACGTGTCGACCGACATCCTGGCCGGTGTGAGCGTGCTCAGTGCGGCCGGCACAACGACTGCCAACCTGACGCGCATCCATGGCAACGCAGGCACGCTGCTGGCCGTGGGCGCCAGCAACACCAGCATCAAGAGCACCAACCGCGGCGTGACCTGGAGTGCCACTGCCGCCAGTGTGACCGGGGCACATAGCGCGGTGCAAGTGTTGACGCCACAGACCTTCTACATCGGCACGCTCGACACATCCGGCAAGGTCTACTACACCGAGAACGGCGGCGCGACCTGGACCCAGCTGACCCTGCCAGGGGCGGCGCTGACCACCATTCAAGATGTGGTGTTTGCGACCGCCGAAGTCGGCTACATCGCCGCGACCCGCACCGGCCCGGCTGCCGTGATCTTCGGCACGGTCTACGGCGGGCGCAACTGGAGTGAGGCGGGCACGTCGCGCTTCCCGACCGCGCCGACCTACGGGCGGGCCAACCGGATCGCCTACCCGAATGTGCCTGACCTGCAAGTGGCGGCGGGCAACATCGCCGTCGCGGCGCTGGCCGGTGGCCTGGTCGATGGCGCGATCTTCATCGGCAGTTCGCCGGTTCTGTAATCGTTCTGCGCCTGGCAGGGTTGGCCAGCCTGAGATGTGCGATCTTCCCGTACATCGTGCCAGGCGCAATCAGGAAGGATGAGGAGATTCATCATGACCAAAGGCAGACAGGAAAAGCTGGAGACCTGGGTCAGCCAGGATACCGGCTACACGCTCCAGATCCGCAAAGTATCCACCCTCTTGCGCGCCGAAGTGCGCAGGCAAGTGATCAACGATCCGGCCTTTGCTGAGCCCCAGCCACCGATGAGCAAGGTCGATTATGGCGAAGGCGAGATCCTCACGCCCCATCGCGGCCACCCGGTCTACCAGGAGCTGCTGCGCGAGTGGGCCACACGAGTGAACACCGAAACGGGCACCCGCCTCAAAAAGATTGCCATCGATCGCGGCGTGGTGGTTGACAAGGATGAGATCGATCTCGACGTCGTGATTGCCATGCGCCTGCTCACCGACCTGAAAGACTATGACGACCGCTATGTGTATATCGCCTTTGTGTGTATTGGCTCCGAGGATGATTGGGCCGACCTGCTCAAGCGCATCTTTGAACGCAGCGCGCCGAGCGAGGCGGCGATCCAGTCGCATATCGCCACCTTTCCGGCCGACGTACAAGGGCCGGGATCTGTTCCACCCGTCGCTTGATCCACCAAGCGGGCTGTTGCAGTTTGAGCCGAGCTATGAGCTCGTGCGGGCGGCGCGCTGGCGCGGCTACGCCTGGGAAGTCTTTGACCTGCTCGACCCCGACATGCAGGCGCTGGTGATTGCCGAGTACCGGATTGAATTGCGCTATCAGGCGGTCGATAGCTGGGAGCACAGCAAGCCCAAGAAGCGCAGAGGATAACCCATGGAGATTGTTGGCGTCCAACTTGTTGCCGATGGCGCGGATAAGTATCTGGCCGATCTGACCAATGCGGCCGCCGCAGAGACCAAGCTGGGCGCCGCCGCAGAGGCGGCCGTTGCGGGTGTGGACGATCTGGGCGATGCCAGCAAAAAGGCCGGCAAAGGCACGGAGGACCTCGGCGACAAGAGCGAGAAGGGCAGTAAAGGACTCGACGGCCTCAAGCAGGCCGCCATTGGCGCTGCCCGGGAAATTGGCTCCAAACTGGTCAATGCCGCTGGCGAAGCCGGGCAGGCGATCCTGCAATTCATTGGCGATAGCATCGGCAAGGCCGGTGACTTTGAGCAGCAGATGAACCGCTTTGCCTCAGTCACCGGCGATGCCTTGGCCGACAGCGGCACGAGCCTGGAAGAATTCAAGGATCTGTTCATTAGCCTGGGTCGCGAGTTGCCGGTCTCAACCGCTGAGGTGCAACAGGCGGCGATCGAGATGGCCAAGGGCGGGATTGAGCCGGCCACGATTGCCGCTGGCGGGTTGCGTGATGTGCTCAACCTGGCTGCTGCCGGCGAGCTTGCGATTGCCGATGCGGCCGAGATTGCCAGCAAGCAGCTCGGCGTGTGGGTCGATAGCGCGGCCTCTGCTGATGAGAAGGCCGCATTCCTGACCGAGAGCGTGGACTTGCTCTCACAGGCGGCCAACGCCTCAACCGTAGGCGTGGAGGATCTGGCGCTGGGGTTGGCCAACACCGGCAAGAGCGCCGACATTGCGGGCCTGAGCTTCCGTGAGACCGTCACGAGTATGGCGCTGATCAGTAGCGGCTTTAGTAGTGCGGCTGATGCGGGCACCTCGTTCAAGACGTTCTTAGCGCGCCTCCAGCCAACCACCGACAGCCAGGCCGAAGCGTTTAAGAACCTGAACCTCTTGACCGCTGAGGGCAAGAGCGTGTTCTACGATGCGACCGGCTCGTTCATCGGCATGGATAAGGCCGCGGGCATTCTCAAGAGCTCGCTGGAGGGGATGAGCGAGGCGCAGAAGACCAGCGCGCTGAATGCCGCCTTTGGGTCAGACGCCATTCGGGCGGCGGCCATGCTCGCTGATGCGGGCGCCGAGGGCTACGCCAAGATGGCGCTGGAGATGGGCAAGGCCGGGTCAGCCGCCGTGCAAGCGGCCAAGAAACAGCAGGGCTTCAATGTGGCGATGGACAACGCCATGGGCTCGATTGAGGCGCTGCAGATCACCGTGATGTCGGCGGCCCTGCCCGCGCTGACCGCCCTAATCAATAGCGGCGCAGGCGCGATCAATATGCTGACCGACTTTGCCGAGGCGACTGGCGAGGGCACGACCTGGCTGAGTTCCTTTGCCGAGGGCGTCAACGCCTACGGTATTCCCGCGCTGGCCGGGCTGACCACCGCCACGCTGATCTATGCGGGCGTGCAGGCCAGTACGATGATCCCGGCCATTACCGCGACGATTGCCAAGCTGGCCTTGCAGACGGCGGCCTTTCTGGCCAGTGCCGAGGCAATGCTGATTGCGATTGCCCCCTACGCGCTGATGGCGGCCGCCGTGGCGGGCGTGGTGTGGGCCTGGCAGGACTTTACCAGCAAGGTCCAGGACGCAACCACGGTGCTCTTAGAGAGCCGGACCTGGTGGAATGAGGCCACGCTGGCGATTGCCGACTATGAGGCCCAGACCAAAGAGGCCCAGGGCGCGCTGGCCCCGTTTGCGACCGAGATCAGCGCGATCCAGACCCAGCTGCAGAATGAGATCAAGAGCCTCGGTGAGCGCGATGCGGCCGGGCTGGTGAGCGATGCCCAACGCACGACCGAGATGGCCCATATCAATAGCCTGAGTGATGCGCTGATCGTCGCCACCGGTCGCTACAACGAGCAAGAGGCGGCGCTACAAAAGACGACCACGGCCAGTATGACCGCAACCAGCCAGAGTGCGAGTATGGCTAGCGCCATGCCGGTCTTAGGTGAGAGTGTGAGTCTGACGACCGCCGATATCAAAGCCCTTGGCGATCAGATTCAGAAGACCTTTACCGATGGCCAGACGGCCCTGAATGCCTATGCCGTCAACTACTCGACCTTCTCCAGTGGGGTCGAAACCCGCGCGGCCGAGTTTAGCGCCAAGATGGCCGAGCTGGAAACGCAGAAGCAGGCCGCGACCACGGCCGAGCAGGCGGCGGGCATTGCCGAGCAGATCGGGCAACTCAAGGCCGCCTATGCCGAACAAGAGGGATCGGCCGCCAAATCGTATGCCGAACAGCAGGCGGCGCAAAAAGCGCACCTGGGTCAGATGCTGATCGACTACACCGTGGCGCAGGCCAGCCTGGGCAACATCTCCAAGGCCAAAGCCGCCGAGATCACCAAGGCCCTTGAAGTCGAGTATGGCCTGCAGGAGACCAGCACGGCCAGCACGTTCCTGAATATGGCCCAATCGATTGATAGCTTTGCGACCGACTCCGGCGCCTCGGTCGATGAGCTGATCGGCGATCTGCGCAAGAACCAGGACCAGGCCAAAGAGACGCAAGCCGCGATGGATAGCTACGCCAAGGAGTACACCGCCACGCAGGTCAACAACTTCCTCGACGGTAAGAGCGATGTGGATGAGTACACGCAGGCGCTCGAAGACATTCCGCGTGAGGTCCAGACCACGCTCACAATTAACGAGAACCGTGTGATCAATGAGCAGCACCGCATGAGTGAGCACGAGGGCAAGGCGGTCGGTGGGCCGATGAACGCGATGCAAACCTATCTGACTGGCGAAGTCGGCCCCGAGCTCGTGACCCCAACCACGGCCAGCTATGTGACCCCCAACGATGCGCTGCAGCGGGCGATGGCCAGCAGTGCGCAGATGGGCAACGCCATGCGCGGCAGCAGTACCACCAACAACGTCAGCAGCAGCGTGACGTACCAAATGCCGATCTACACCAACCAGAGCCCGGCGGTCCTTGAGCAGTCGCTGGCCGTTATTGAGGCGATGAGCACATGAGCAACCTTGCCCGCATGTATACGACCTTACCACCCATCCCCAGCGCGGGCGTGTTGGAGCGCTATGCTGAGGAGATCGGCGTGCTGGTGCCCGTCGCACGCACCAACCTGGTCACCAACCCCTCAGTAGAAACGGCAACCACCAACTACACCGCCTCGGGTGGCAGCATTGCCCGCTCGGCGACGCAGCAGTACCACGGCACGTACAGCCTGGCCATTACGCCAACCGCCGCGACCACCGATGGCGCCTACTACGGCACGATCAGTTTGACGGCGGGCGTCACGTATGCGGTCAGCTGCAAGGCCCTGGGAGCAGCGGGCGTGCCGTACAAGCTGAGTGTGGCGACCACGGGCGGGGTCGATCTGGTCAGCCGGGCATTCATCGGGACGGGCTTTTGGCAGTGGATCTGGCTGTTCTGGACGGAAACGAGTAGCACGACCCGCCGGATCTATCTGACCAAGAACACCAGCACCAGCACGAGCGTCTTTTATCTGGACGGGCTGCAAGTCGAGGCGTGTGGCAGTGAGGGCGTCTTTGTGACGACCTACATCGACGGCAGCCAACCGGGCTATGTGCCCAATCAATCGCCGCCCGCCTATCTGTGGACTGGCACGCCACACGCCAGCACCAGTAGTCGCAGCGGCCAAACACGGGCAGGGGGGCGGATTGTGAAGTTTCGTGATCTTGGTTTTTTATTGACGGCTATTCTGGGACTCGGGCTGGCCGCGCCGCGCAATGAGGCGCTCGGCTTTGCCCAATTGGACGGCGCGCAGTACCGCAATACGATCAAGCCCCAGCGCAGTCTCTCGCTGATCGGGCGCTGGCAGGGCAGCGATCCTACGGCGATGGATACGGGCGTGGCCCAGGCCGGGCGCCTGCTCGACCGCGACCGGATCGCCACCCGCCAGGAGCTGACGCTCTGCCTGCAGGCCCGCGACTGTGGCCAGGACATCGGCCAGCCGGTGCTCGTCCCACGCGTCGTGTACGCCAGTGGGCTGGACGGCAATACCCAGGAGCTGCCCATCAGTAGCGCCAACCTCACCTTTACGCAGTACCTGCCGTTTGTGGTGGGCCGCGATGGTGGCGTGGTCTTGGACGGGCGCGATCAGACCAGCGTGGCGTCGGTCGTCCAGCGGGCGCCGAATGGCACCTGGAACCCGATGAGCGTGGGCGGCACGGCCGGCTTTACCTATGCCCTCGCACGGGCGGGCAATGGCCTGCTGTATGTCGGTGGCAGCTCGATCAACATTGGCGGAATTGCCAATGCTGACCGGATCGCATCCTGGGACGGCAGTGCGTGGGCGGCCATGGGCGCGGCCTCGCTCAATAACACCGTGCGCACCCTGGCGATCAACCCGGCCGGGCTGCTGTATGTCGGTGGGCAATTTACCAACGCTGATGGCAATGCCAATGCCGACTATATTGCCAGTTGGGATGGCAGCGCATGGGCGGCGCTGGGTACCGGCGGCAATGATGTGGTGTATGCCAGTGCCATATCACCAACCGGCACGCTGTATGTTGGTGGCGATTTTACGACCATGAACGGCGTGGCCCACCAGTTCTTTGCTGTCTGGGATGGCGCCGCATGGAGCGATCTCGGGTCATCAACCGCCTTCAACGGCCCGGTCTACGCGATTGCGGTAGGGCCGGATGGGGCCGTCTATGCGGCGGGCAACTTCACCGATGCGGGCGGGGTGGTGAACGCGGACTATATTGCCAAGTGGAATGGCAGCGCCTGGGAAGCGCTCGGCACCAGTACGAACGCGATTGTGTATGCGGTTGCCGTGGGACCGGATGGCACGGTGTACGCCGGCGGCGCGTTTACCACCGCGGGCGGTGGCAGTATCCCGTATCTGGCGCAATGGAACGGCGTGCAGTGGACCGCGGTGGGCGGCAGCTTTAACAATGTGGTCAGCTCCCTGTATGCGACCCCTATCGGCCAGCTGTATGCGGCGGGGCAGTTCACCACGGTCGGCGGCATGAGCCTGCCCGATCAGACCGCGATCTGGAATGGCAGCGCATGGATCGCGCCCGACATCAGCGGGCTCGGCAATGCCACGGCGGTGCTGGCCGACCCGGACGGCACGATCACGATCGGCTTTGGCGGCAGCACGACGGCGACCCATGCGGGACTGGCCACCGCCACCAACAACGGGACGGCGGCCACCTATCCGACGCTGACGATTACCGGGCCGAGCACGGGCACGGCGCGGATCTACTCGCTCGTGAATGTGACCACCAACACGGGGATCTACCTCAACTACACGATCAACGCGGGCGAAGTGGCCACGCTCGTGCTGGACCCGAGCAATCTGAGCTTTACCAGTACCTTTCAGGGCAACATCTTCCGCACGATTCTGGCGGGCTCGCAGAGCAGCACGTTCGTGTTGCAGCCCGGCGACAATACGATCTCGTTCTTTACCACCAGCGCGACCGTCACGGCGACGCTCAGCTGGCCGACCCGCTACCTGAGCCTGGATGATGCGCTCTACGGGGCCAGCGACCGATGAGCGTCATTACCTACAGCTGCCGGATTGCTGATGCCTTTGGATCGGTGCTCGATGAGGTGGCCAACTTCGTCGATAACCCGCAGGGCGGCGGCGCAGCGCTCGACTATGCGCTGAATGTCGGCGGCATGGGCGCGCTCAGTCTCACGCTGCCGATCAGCTACGACCTGAACAAGCTCATGCTCGATGGGCGGATCGGCGTGTGGCGCTCGATCGACGGGCGCACGCCCACGCTCGATGGGCAGGCGCAGTACCTGATCCGCAAATGGCGCTACACGGCCGAGACCATTACCGTGACGGCCTACCACGCCAACAGCCTCATGAAGCGGCGGATCATCGCCTACTACACCGCCAGCGCCTACACGCTCAAAGCAGCGGCGGCCGCGGGCAATCAGATCAAGGCCTTTGCGCGTGAGAATCTGGGCAGCCTGGTCAATAGCGCGCGGATCGGGGCGGAAACCCAGGCCGACATCAGCGCCTATCTGGGCATCCAAGCCAACCTTGGCGATGGCGTCAGTATCGCCGCGCAGGACTCGTATGCCAACCTGTATGACCTGATTACGGCCATTAGCAATGCTAGTACCCAGGCGGGCACCTACATGACCGCCGAGATTGTGGCGCCGACCGAGAGCAGCCTGGAGCTGCGCACCTATGCGACCGTGCGCGGGGTCGATCATCGGGCAGGTACGCGCCAGGAAGTCATCCTGAGTGAGGATACCGGCAGTCTAACCAACTGTGTGCTGGAGGTCGATCGGTCGAACGAAGTCACCTATGCGATCTGCGCCGGCGTCGGCCCGGCCAGTAATCGCCTGACCGCAACCGCCGTGGATAGCGCCCGCATGGGCGAGAGCCCCTTTAACCGGATTGAAGTGTTTGGCGACTACACCACGATCAGTGACCAGAATGTGTTGCAAGATAAAGCCGATGCGCTGGTCAGGAGCGGGCGCCCGCGGATTGAGTTCACCGCTGATGTGGTTGATACGGGCGCCTACACGCGCGGGATTGACTACGACATCGGCGATCTCGTGACGGCCGCGTTTCAAGGCCAGCAGTACGATTGTCGCCTCGATGTGATCGGCGTGACCGTGGGCGGCGGCAAGCAATCCAGTAAGGGGCGCGTGAGGTACATCAATTGAGCGATGCAGAGCTCATTCGGCGGATTGTGGCGCTCGAAGAATTGGCGCGGCGCCCACGGGCGGAGAGCGCGATCAGCGGGCTGTTTACGCCGACCTACTACGGCTCAACCGTGCCAGGGGCCACGACGTACCTCACACAGTACGGGCGCCACACGCTGCGCGACGATGTATGTACGTTTTGGTTGCGCGTGGACTGGTCCGCCGTGACGGGCACCGGCAACGGGCTGGTCGGTGGTCTGCCGTTTGTAGCGGCCGCCAGCAGTCAATCCACCTTTGCTATCTTCTCACAGAACTACGCGTATACCAATGCCGGGTTGCGCGCGTACATGTTCGGTGGCAACCAGTTTATCAACATCTTCGATCAGGTGGTTGGCGCGTTTGCGAGTGCGCCGATTGATGCCGCTGGGACATTGATTATCTCAGGAGCCTACCCGGTATGATTCATCTGCTGCTCTGCCTGGCATTGCTGGCCTACCCCAGTCCAGAACCGCCGCAGTTGCGATTGGTCGTGATGGGCGACTCGATCACCGTGGGCCTCGGCGCGAGCACGCCCGACAAGGCGTGGGCCGCGATTGTCGCGCAGCAGACCGGGCGACAGCTCGTTAATCTGGCGATCGGCGGCAGTCGGGTCGCGGAGCAGCTGATCCCACAGGTGCAGTATGGCGATTTGATCATCTGGCTGGTCGGGTATAACGATGTGCGAGCGGGGACTGACCTGGCCAGCCATCGCGCCACCGTGGCGAGTGGTGTTGCCCAGCTGCGCAGCCAGGGGGCGCGGGTCGTGCTGGCCAGCGGGCTCCGCATGACCGAAGCCGGCTATGCGGCCTATGGGCCGATGTGGAATAAGGGCAGTGCGACTGCAACAGCTACGTTTGTTGATGGGGTGCTCGGTATGGCCGAGTTCATTGATTTGCTGGGGGTTGTGCCGAGTCCAACCGCTGATCTGATTCACCCAGATGATGCAGGCCATGCGGCGATTGCACAGGCGATGCTGGATCAGTTGGCACCACCCCTGGAAGCCACCTGGGCCAATGACGTGCTGGAGGTGGCGGCCAATGCCCCTGGCTGCCTGTACCTGATCGGCAATGGGCGGCCATCGCAGTGGATTGGCTGTGACCAACCCCACTACACACTCTGGCCCTCCGGCGATCAGCAGTACGTCCCAATGAACCGCACGCTCGTGCTCAGAGATGAGCTCAATCAGCGTGAGGTGGCGCGGCTGGTGGTTCCGCCTCGGGTCGTGGTGTGGATGCCACTGGCGGCGATGCCATAAGAAACGCGCCCCATTGCTGAGGCGCGAACGAAGCAACAAAAGTGTACCATGGTACACAAACTACGGCTTCTTCGGGCATGTGCTCATGTGCCGAGCGCGATTATTGGGCGAAACGGCAACCCCGCAATAGGGACAGGTGCGGCGACTCAGGTCGGCATAGGTTGAGCGCAGATCGTCACGCTCATCCAGCAGGGCACTAATCACAAACGACACAATAAAGCCGGATTGTGCGATCTGCACCAGGGTCAGCAGGAAGGTGGCCACATAGTCGCTGGTCAGCTTCCAGGCATCAGCCCCCGCAATCCCAATCAGCGCCAGAAACGCAATCGCCAGCAGCCCCATGCCGAGATGCACGCCTGCGGTGGTAATACCCCGATCCTGTTTATCGAGCTCAGCCACATAATCGCGGCGCAGCTGAATGAACACGTTGGCCGACGCTCCGAGCACCAGCAGTTCAATACTGATCGCCGTTGGTACGGCAATCCACCAGTCGAGATGAAACGCACTCGAAATGTAGTGCGTGCTCCGGTAGATGGCGTAGATCCCTGACAGCAGAATGACCACCAGTGGCACGCTCCGGCTGAACTTGATCTCGTAAATCCGATTCAGCAGCGCGGCAAAGTCACTGCCGGGGTTAAATGTTCGTGGATTGGTCATCGTTCGTTTCTCCGCTTCCTAATGCAGTGCCTTCACAGCGCCTTCGTAGCGACCTCACAGCGTCTCACAGCTCATCAGCCGTCTGTCTGTCTGCTAGGGCCGCTCAGCCGCCCCTGGCGCCACCTCAGACCACAGACCGTTATCGAACTTCATGCCCTGTGCGCGGGCCTGCTCTCGGGTGACGCCAGCCGCCTTGAGCTTGGCAATGGCGCTGACCAGCGGCGGTGATGACTGCTGGCGCGCCACCGCTGGCACCCACAGCCGCGCCTGACGCGCCGAGCGGGCCAGGCTGGGCACATTCGACGTATCCAGCAGATGGATCTCGCCACGGTACTCCATCGCCGCCGGGTATTCGAGGCCTCGGAGCAGTTCCTGCAGCGCCTGCTTGCGCACGCGATCGGTCTCCTCACTCAGCAGCGCACTCGCCTGATCCCCAAGCGCAATCCGCGTGAAGTTCTCCCGCATCACACTACTGATCTCAATATCGCGCACCAGCGGGCTTTGGGTCAGCAGTACCATGCTCATACGCACCTTGCGGGCCTCACTGCCCAGCTGGCTGGCAAACTGCGCCCATGTGCGCTTGTCTCTGAGTACAATCGCAGGCACTTCATCAATCAGCGCGGTCAGGCGGTCAAAGGTCGTCTGGCCGGCGTTGTAGCGCTCATAGCGGGCGTCCATCTCGCTGAGCAGGCCCTGCAGCGCGTCAAAGATCGACTCGTAGTCGCGGCCGCCACCGATCGCCACACTGCCGAGCCACTTGCCCGGCTGATCGTGGGGGTCCAGCACACACAACTGCTCGCTGGTGCGGCTGGCGAGAATGGCCGTGGCCAGGGTGGTCTTTCCGGCAGCCGTGCGACCGGCAATCATCAGGTGTGGCGTGGCATCGATCCAACTCAGCCACTCGCGATCGGGCACGAGGCCAGTGCCAGCAGTCAGCAGCAGCGGGGCCTCAACTTTCGCCTGGGGCGGCTGCGGGCTGGTCCAGGTCGTGATCAGCGGGTTGATCATGGATGGGATCTTGTTGGTCTCATAGGCCAGGTGCGCCGCTTCCAAGCTAATCGGATCGCGATTGAGTACCATCAGGCTATCGATCGGCACATCGAAGCGGCTGCGGATAATGCGGCTGGACTGCACCCACAGGTACAGCCGCATCACGACCGTGTAGGCCAGCGCCAGCAGGCTCGCAGCGGCCGCCAGCAGCAGCAGCAGCCCCATGACCGCGCTGACCCAGGGATATTCCCACAAGAGCGCTTGAATGGCGCTGTAGACGCCCCACAGGACAAACGCCAGCAGCGCCAGGGTTGCCAGCGTCAGAATGATCCAGGCCTGCGCGGGCAGACGTCGGCTACTGCGCTCATCGCGGCGGGCGATCGGCGTCAGCGGGTGTGGCTGGCCCGGCCCCTGCGGCGCGGCGTTGGGCTTGTCCAGGCTATCAATCAGGATAGGGCCGGGGTCTCGCATGGTGTTACCCTTTCTTGCCTTTGCGCTTGGTTGGTACACTATCCTGCCAGGCGCGGCGATTACTGCCAGTGCGCGGGCTGCGCACGGATTTAATCAGCGCTCGCTTGCCATCGTGCTCAAACACGTAGTTGGTCTGTGACCATTCGGTTGCGTCCATGTGTTGTGACATCTGCCCTTTAAGGGCTTTCACCGCCTCAGCATCAAGGCCGTGCGCCGTCAACATGTGCGCTAAGAGTTCAGGAGCCGTTGTCAGTGCAACCCGTTGGCTGCGCTCGCATAACTCGCACACAAACACGGTTGATGGCCCTTCGTCTGTGTGCGCCGCGCCGATAAGGATGCTATCTTCGCGCGTCCGCTCCATGTAGGCCTGCATCTCGGCTTCATGCTGCGCGGTCTCTTCGGTGGTTGGGTAGTGACACTGCGCACAGGTCGCCGCGCCGTTGTCTTTGATGCAGGGGATACGTTTTGCAACCCCAAAGTTCACGCCGTTGTCTCGAATGTCGGGCGCGGGATCTACGTCGTTTGCCCGAATGCCGACCTTGCACGTCTCGTGCTGCAAGCCGCGATAGTGGATACACCAATCACTAAATGGCATTATGGTTTCCTCTCATTCCACAGTCGTGCCGCCTCTTCGGGCGTCTCCGCCGATGGCCCACAGGCGTTGCAGTCGTATTCACAGATCGCATACCAGAATGCCAGGGTGCGTTCCAGGCGAGCATTGCTACGCCCGCAGAACGGGCAGGCACTGACCGCGATCCCGGCAACCGCTTTTTGATGGGCGTCGGCAGCAGCCAGCATCTCTGCAACCGTTGGTGCTTTCATTCCAGTGTCTCCAGGAAGCTCAGCACGCTGGGTGTCAACTTCACGGTCTCATCGGTAGAAGCCACTGGCGCGGGCGCTGCGAACACATGCACTGGCTCGGGTAATGGCTCCGGCTGGTGATAGATGCGCAGCGGCTCGGGCTCGGACTCCTGTACCACCGGGCGAGAAACTGGTACAGGCTGCGTGACACGCAGGCCGACGACACAGGCAATGACCATCAGGAAGATGACAAAGACGGAAGCGCCATCAATCATGGCGTCACCTGCGATTCTGGCCCCTCGCGATAGTCGGCAATCAGCGTGCGCAGAATAGAACGCCCCTCGCACGTCGCAATCCAAGAGCCGTTGTCATCGCTATCCGATCCGTGTATCCACTCTGGGCCATCGACGTGATCTTCGATAGCATCAATCAGCGCTAACGCACGGTCAAGCTCGTTTAGGCGGTCACACAGCGCCTGTGCTTGCTCTGGCTGGTCACAGATGAATGCGGGCTCGTAAGGCGGCGTGAATACTCCACGCATACGATCATCACAACCACGTCGTTCTACATAGATTGTGCAGCCGCTATCATTAACCGTCCACGGCTGATCTTTCGGTCCTTCGATGTAGGTTGGCTCTGTCATCGCTGCACCAGCAATCGAGCCGCCAGCAGCTTCCGATACGTGCGCTCGCTTATGCCATACCAGAGTCCGTTCTTGGCGCAGCGCAGATAATGCACGGGCGTGGTTTGGGTCGTCATCAGGCTGCCAGGAACGCAGCGGGCTGAAGGCGCGGCTCCGGCCTGGGCAGGAATGACGAGCAGGGCAATCGCCACAATGGCCAGGGCAATCAGCACGGTGAACACGCGCCAGGCGTGTTTGGTGAGGTTTGGTATACTCATAGCTGTACTTCCTCCTAAGGGCGGTACACAGGGCTGGGGGCGGCCTGCCAAGAACTCCCCCGGCCCTACGGATTCTGTGTTACCCCTCTGCGCGCGGCAAGCGCTTCTACCTCGGTTGGGTCAAAGAACTTCCATTCCTTCGTGCCGCGACTGCGGGTGATGAATGACAACTCGTTCGTTTCGGTCAAATTGTGGACGGTCTCACGACTGCACTGCAATCGTTCGGCCACTTCCCCGGTCCCCATCGTGTAGCGCTGTGGGTCTTGTGTCACCTGGCATCACCCCCTTTGATTTGTGTGGTGTGTTGCAGCGGGCCGTTGCCGACCCGCCCTCCCCCAGAATAGCATGTGAGTGTGGGTTAGGCGTTCATACATTCTCCCTTCGCTATCTGTCAACCGTGTCAAGAGTGTACAGTAGAGTGTCAAGACTGTCAAGCCCGAAAAGTGTACCATGGTACACGCTGCGCACTGATCTGCGCACCGATCCCCTGTTTGAACCCTGCTACCTGCGGCAGATTCAGCCACAGGAAGCGCACTACAGCGCAGAGCGTTCATTGTAGGAATGTTTGCCTGAATGGGCTGCAGATCGAGATGGGCTTGCGCTTCCTCGCGGGTCTTAAACCGCTTAACTCGGTTACGCCTTACGCCGTTCTCGGTTGCTTTCCATCGTGCAATCCAGGATCGTCCGTCGTGTGCTACGCATCCCGATCCGCGCCGCCGCCTAGTCCGATCTTGCGTCATCCTGCTTCCCCTTTCGATCTTCCTCAATTTTCGCCACAAGCCAGGCCGTTCGCTCCTTCGGCGGCAGGGCCATGAACCAGGCGTGCTGCTCAGGCGGCAGGAATACGAACGCCTGCACCTTGCGCGGGCCGCCTGGGGGACGGCCCATTCGTTTACTCATTCCGGCTTCCTTTAACAATTCGCCATATCCCACACCGCAACTGTGGTATCCAACTCGACACCGAATACGCGGGCAATCATTGGCGAGCGGGTTGGCTGCGCGCAGATTTCCGCCACGGTAAACGCCTGCATCGGCATGCCGCGCAAACTTTTATTGTCAAGGTTGGCAAGCCACTTGCCGAACATCGGATGGTACACAACGATCTGGCCGTACCGATCCCATCGGTTTGGCTGATTGACCTGAATAACGCAAACGCGCTTCTGCGCCCCGTCGTGACAAGCAATCTCGTGCTCGCCATAAACCTCCATGCCGAACATTCCGCCGCGCAAATGGCTAATGATTAGGTTCTTGATTTCTGTCGATTCTTTTGCCATCGCCGTTCGCTCCTGTTCGGTATCTTACTTCCCTATGCCACACATTATAACATTAGCGCTAATGTAATGTCAAGCCCCAATCCTCGCAATCTTCCCGCCACTTTCCCCCAACACCAGCTGCGCCCAGCGATCGACATACGGCTGCAGCGCGGCCAGGGTGATGTGGGTGTACTCGCCAGTCATACTCCTGGGGGCATGGCCGAGCAGGGCGCCGGGCTGGCAGCGGGCTTGCGGTGCCTGGGCGCCTGCTGACATCGGGGCGAAGAGCGCCAAGGCGAGCACAAACAAGGCGAGCGCGATGACTGCGTAGACAGCGGTTCTCAGTTCGGTTATCACGATTGCACCTCGTTGTACACCGACACCTGCGGCTGCATACTGAGGTCAACCCAGACGAGCCGACCTGTGCGCTCGTTCCTGACACGCATCTGCGGATGACAATGATAGCCGCTGATATGCCCGCTAAACTCGACAACGCCCGTCTGAATGTGATTCTCGCGGTACAGCCACGTTACTTGCGTGCCGACCGGAAACGCATGAGCGAACGCTTGATGTAGCGCCTCGTTTGCGACACGGGCGCAGTCTTGTAGGAACTGCAAATCTTCGGGTACTGGCTGTGGTATCATTGGAGCGTCCTTTCTGGGATGGGCCAGCAGTGAGCTTTCGACGGTGCACTGCTGGCTGTTGCTATTTCTTAGATGGCTCGATTCCACTGCCCTCGCAGCGCGGACAGGTCAGCGGGTAGACCAGCCCGACCTGCACGGCCAAGTTGCTGGGCGGTCGATGGTCATGGGTTAGGCGGGCTCCTGAGTGTCGGGCGCCGCTTTCGTTAACATGCACCGCTCCTGGCAATCGAGCGGGCTCGCACAATACTTGAACACACACTCAGGCCGACTGAATACGGTCGATCGCTCAAAGACCACCGCTCTGCGGGCTTTCTCCTCCTGCAAGAAGGTCCTGGCCGCCTGCTCTGACAGTGCAACGTATTTCCGCAACTGCCGTAGCTCGGCAATAAGCGCGGGCAGCGCCTCACGAGCGGCATCATAGAACGGCAGAGCCCCTTCAACGGGAAAAACGCGCCATTCACGAATGTCCATATCAAGCACTTCATCGGTCATATCTACGGGCGCTTCTTTGCACAGCGCCTCTAGGCGAGTTAGTTCCTCCTCGTTCATGCGGCCTCACTTTCGGCCATCGCCTGCAGTACTTTGAGCGTGGCCAGGCAGTCACCCAACGCCGAATGATCGCCAGCGGGCAGGCGCTGCCAGCGGTAGTTGCCGTGGTAGTCGTTCCAGTCGCCCACCCAGGCCGAGTAGGGCAGCATGGCGCAGCGGTAGGTGGTCTGCTCGGCACCGAACAGGAACCCGGCCAGCTCGCAGCTCTGCCGCATGATGCGGGTATCGTATTGGGCGTTGTAGACAACCACCGTGCGCTCAGCCAGAATGCTGCGAATAGCGGGCCACAGCTCAGCCCACAGCGGCGCAACCTGCACGATGTCGGCGGTAATACCGTGAATGTTGCTGGCGGCCGCGGGAACCGTGCCCGTGGTTGGCTGCACCAGACAGTTCAGGATCGTGCGCCCCTGCATATCAATAATGGCGATCTGCACAATCTCGGCGGTGTCGTCGAGGCCGGTCGTTTCGGTATCGAGGATCTTGTTGGTCTCATAGGCCAGGTGCGCCGCTTCCAAGCTAATCGGATCGCGATTGAGTACCATCAGGCTATCGATCGGCACATCGAAGCGACTGCGGATAATCCGGCCCTGCTGGGTCCAGATGTACAGCCGCATCACGAGCGTGTACGCCAGGGCCAGGAGCGCCACACAGGCGACCAGAATGAGCAGCAGCCCCATGACCGCGCTGACCCAGGGATATTCCCACAAGAGCGCTTGAATGGCGCTGTAGACGCCCCACAGGACAAACGCCAGCAGCGCCAGGGTTGCCAGCGTCAGAATGATCC